TTCCCTATAGTCTTTTCATGTATCTATGTACTTTAAGTATGATCTTCATAGTGTTATTCGTTAGCCTTTTTATATGTTGATGGCTTTGAGATCGTCTTCAGGATATGTGTATAAAAAATAAGGTCTTGATATTATTGATTCCTTTGCATTTTTACTACATTGAATAGCATCTTAACGTCTACTAAATTCAACTCTCTATCTTTATATAAGGGGTTAAGGGAATGAATTGTGATAATCCCTTTTTCCACATCATGATCTATGATCTTCTTGATTAGCACGCCGTCAGTCTTGTGTACTATTACAAAAGCATTCCATTTATTAATGTGTAATTTGCTCTTCCAGTATTCCTGAGCGATATCCCGGCAAAGCACAATGTCGCCTTCTTCAAAGCTATATTTGCTTCCGTCGTCCATTGAATCTCCTTTTACTTCAAAGCAGATGTATTGGCCTTGATATTCTCGATCTACGGGGAATGGGACTGTTGGCAGTGCGCCTATATATTCTGGATCTGAGTATCCACATAGATACCCAGCGTATGCATATTGATTCACGAGTGGTACGTTCATTATTGTGCCGAACTCAAAGAGCACGGCTTCGTTCTTGATAGTTTGTGTTTGAGGTGAATTGTTTAGCATTTCACCTTCTCCTGTTAATAGCCAAGTTTTTTCTATTTCTGGAAAAGCGCTGGCTATCTTTCCTGCAAGTGCATTACTGATATTTTTTATTTTTCCTTTTTGTATATCATATAAGCTTTGAACAGTTTTGATTCCAATACTTTCTGCAAATTTCTTCGCAGACATATTGGAATACTTTAATAATTCAGCTATTCTTTCGCTTGTTTCCATCTAAAATCAAGTATAATCAATTAAAATAAGTTAATATCCAGTATTTCTTAGATGAAAAACTTGATATTACTTGAATTTACTTTATCTTTGCATCATTCAATCACACAAATATACAATGATTGATTGAATAAGCAAAGAAAAAACAATACCTAATAAGGATTAAGATGAAAAATCAACAATACAATTTGTCGCAAATCATGAGAACAGCTCATAGAAGTTATAGAAGAGCAAATGGTGAAAAAACCTTTTCAGAATGTCTCGTGAACTCATGGAAATTAGCAAAGCTTCAGGTAGCAATGAGCGGTGTTAATGAAAATGCAAAGAAAGCGATGGAGAGAAGAAATGAAACTATCCGTAATTCCGCAAAAGCTACTCCAAGCAAAGCATATAATGATCTGAATATTCCTGAATCTGCATATTACAATCCAAATAGCACTGGCCTGTACGGGGCACACTACGTCGGAGACTGACGGATGAAATATTCCTGTATGGTCTTAGAACCTACCTTTTGATAGGGTACAGAGAGCAAAATGCGCATTGGCTTAGTTTTCGGTGCAATCCCTTTGAGAATGAGCCTTCCGGCAACGGAGAATCTGAAAGAGGATACGAGGTTAATTGAACCTTAATCAATCGCTTGGCAGCGTTAAGTCACCCAATACAATGAGGTTTTAATCTGCATTTACCCGCAAAGGGATATTGGGAGCAATGAGAGTTTGACTCATAAAACAAACAGGGGTTGTTTCCTCCCCGCAATGAAGGATTCCCTGAAAGGCTCGGAACTGGTAACAGAAGCAGACTTGAGTAGGGATACGGGTGCAGACCCGGAAAGCAATCGGTTACGTGTGACTGATATAATCTGCCGCAGTTCGTACTGAGAAAGGTACAACGGAACTCCGAAGCATACCCATATAAACAGATAGTAGACATGTCCTTGATAGTAGTGGGTTAAAATGAAGCTTAACAACAAGCCCCGATCGGTACATCATTCCGGCTTGAAACCGTTGTAGGTTATCGGGGCACTATTATTTTAAATACGATATTCTTCTTATGCTTTTTTGCGATCCTTGATTTTGCAAATTGACTTGAATAATATTTGGAAAATAACAAAAAAGACAAAGAATGAAAATATAGCTATGTGTTGGTATAGAAATTCCAAAACTGAACCTAGTAGGGCTAAAATGGAGATAAAATAGGCAAAAAAAGTGCACACGTACATATCTAATTTATTAAACTCTTTACTTAATAATGGGCGTAAGGAATTAATAGACAGAAGTATACCCAATGTCGATAACACTATGACTGTGGCAACTTTTAGGAAATAATTATAAGATTCAAATTCGGGAATTACATTATGCATAAGTAAATAGCCAACAGGAGCATACATGATAATTGCCATTACAACTCTCTGCCCCTTATTTTTTAGAGACTTTTTAATAAGAGAAATCAGTTCGTTCATTTTATTTAATATTTTAATTTGTTATGAAAATAAGTTATACTATTTTATCGAGAAATTTAGGACTTACAATGCATAGCCTTTGTAAGTCCATAAATTATTTAGTGGAAGAGGGGTTAATAACTAAGGATGTATCTAAACAATGTACGTTCCTTACTTTAACTGAAAAAGCTCGGGAGATTCTTTCTCCAAGTTGTCCATCTCATTATACAGATATTCAACGTAGTCTTCTACAGTCTGGTGCTGGTTTGAGGATCCTCTATCAATTATTGTGGAGTTAGTGAGGTAATCACGGCAAAAATAATCTTTATCGGATGCGTTTGTTTCAATGGTAGTGTCTTGAGGAAATCCAATGATATCGAATGCTGTATCCAGAAGGATATTACTGAGATTTACGTTGACTCCAAGTTTTTCTAATTCATCGCATTTATAGCTTAAGCTAAGGTGTTCATGGATAAGCGTTTCGACAATCTCTCTTTGAGTTTTAATAATAGATTTTTTCATTATTACTTATTTTTTGGTTTGTACTACAAAGGTAAGTAAATCTCCCGAAAAAGAGCGTGATGCTGTTGATCGAATCACTTCGGGAGAACATTAATCAATTAATAATATTAGAGTTATGGGAAAAGTAAAAAACGTTCGACAGCTTGTCGAAAAAGCTGTTATGGACTCTATCGAGTTTTCTACTAGAAACAAAGGCCAAATCTTTGTTCAGTACAGTCCTCATGTGGATGCTGTTCTATTTCATGCGTATAAGAATGGATGGTCTATGGATAATCCAAATGCTCCAACTGATTTCAATTTTACTATTTATATCAAAGGTAATTTGAAGCCAACGATTCGAGAAGCAAAAGCGGCTTTAAAGTCTGTATATGATTTTATTAAGGAGGGAGGTGACAAATGAATGAAACAATAGAAAGAAGGGATGTTTCGCCTGTTCTGCGAGAAATGGAAGTAGGCAGTGAAGAGGTATTCCCTATTGAGCAACAACAAACGGTAGTCAACACGATTCAGCGTTTGCAGACAGAATTAATCCGTTCAGGTGCAAAGTGGTCACAATGCAAAAAAGGATTTGTTTGTGTGGCAAAAAGGATAGCATAATGATGAATGCTTTGTCACCGGCAGAATGGCAGGTCGCAAATGAATATTGCAAGGGACTTACCGATAAGGAGGTGGCCGATAATTTATGCAAATCGGTATGGACCACCAAAACACAGAAACGGACAATATACAGGAAGCTCGGAATATCGAAAGATACCGAGCTTCTTTTGTATATGCTCTGTGAGAAAATGAAAAAGAATTTCGATCTGAAAGAAATTCGCAAACACGGGCTTGAGCTCTTGTTCAGTGTCTTATTTATTGTGATGCAGGTAACATGTCACAATGTTGATTTAAGACGAATGAGAGGCAAAAAGAATGCTCGTATAACTGCGAGGGCTAGAACTGGATCGGGAAAGAAAAATGAACTTGATTTAACGACACTGATATGATATACCAAGCAAATAATGAACTGAGGACAACGATACTCGATGATGGGACAATAGAGGCAAAGCTTCAGGAAATACTAACGGTGATGAACAATAAAACGTTCGGCCAGCGTGAAGCTGCTGATATTGTCGGCGGACGTGGGAGACTCTTTAAGTTAGTGGGTGAGGGCAAAATACGTGCGGAGAAGCCAACTAACAAGCAAAATGGTAAATGGTTTTGCAATGCTTCCGATGTGCTTCGCTTTGCCAGAAGATCGTACCGTAAACCTCGTAAATTGAAAAGAGATGGGAAAAATAATAATAAACGTGCTAGTGCTTAATTTATTAGCATTGCCGTGTTTGTTGATGTTTAACGGAGAAAATCCAATAACAGGAGAATGGAACTGGCATTGGAATGTGATAGGGCTCGTATACTCGGTATGGTTTTATCATCGCATTCTAAAGCCAATATTTAAACCCATGATGTGAATCACGGTGAATTGTGTTTTTCATAGTATTTGATTTTTTTTAGCTTGAAAGTCCTACGTCAGGCGTGGCGTAGGCAAAACGGAGAAGTGGCGGAATGGTAGACGCTCCACCCTAGTGCGTGGAATTGGTTCCGATCGTGCCGGACGTTTGCAATTGGTATGTGACAAATACAGGTTCGAATCCTGCCTTCTCCACAATGCAATATTGCAGATTAATCAAATAATGTCGCTGCAAAGGACAGCGTGAAGTGCAAGCCTTCTTTAGGATTTATACTTAACCGAATACATTTCATTTTGCAGCCTCGCAAGCGTGCGGGGCAAAACGGGCTATTAGTCAAAGGCAGACATCGGAGTGTTTATCCGAAAATAGCGGTTCGATTCCGTTATAGTCCACACCTTAGCGGAGGGAGTATAAATACAATTTTAAACTAGAACTATAATGATTGTAAAGCCTGTTAAGGTGCATAAAATCGATTGTAATCCCGGTGTGGCTTGAATGCCTATCCGGGAACTATTTTTTTGATTCATTTTATTTATTAACCCACAAAATTATTAATCATGGGACTTATTAAGAAACCGACCGAGCTGATGGTCAAAAGTACAATATCAGCACTTATTTACGGACAACCGGGTATCGGTAAAACGACGCTTTCTTTGAGTGCGCCTAATCCGGTATTATTTGATTATGACGGTGGTGTGCACCGTGTGAATGCTGCACATCGTATGCCGACGGTACAAATCACTTCATGGGATGAAACGAATCAGGTTATTGCCTCGGAGGACATTAAAGAGTATAACACGATCGTGATTGATACGGCCGGTAAGATGCTTGACTTTATGAGTGCGGATATTATTGCTCGTTCAAAGAATAAAACGCCGGGCCGAAAGTTGGCATTGAATGAATACGGCGAACGAAAGGCTATGTTTATCGCATTTCTCAAAACTGTTTCGATGATGGGTAAGAACGTTGTGTTTGTTGCCCATGAACGCGAGGAGAAGAATGGCGAGGAAAAACAGATTAGGCCGGAGATTGGCGGTAGCTCTGCCGGTGATTTGATTAAGGAATTGGATCTTGTAGGGTACATGGAGGCCATCGGAAAAGAGAAAACAATTTCTTTCGATCCCTGCGAGAAGTTCTATGGAAAGAATACCTGCAACCTTCCTTCTGTGATAAAGATTCCGGTTATCATCGATGCAAACGGTAACATAACCGGCCGTAATACATTCATGACTGACATCATTTCAAAATACACGGAATATCAGGCTAGGCAAACGGAGCTCTCGAATGACTATGAATCTTTGATGGATGTGATAAGGGAGAACGTAGAGCTTGTGACAGATGAAATTTCCGCAAATGATGCTCTTACCCGTATTGGTGAATTCCAGCACATCTTTGATAGTAAGGTGCAGGCTGGCACACTCTTGAATGATAAATGTAGAAAGTTAGGATTGAAATACAATAAATTATCAAAGAAGTATGAACGTGCGGCCTGATTATAAATTTTATCCAAGTCTACTTGACCAATACGAGAAGTATTTGAGAGCGGACGAACAGCTGGAAGCATATTGGAATATTGATAATGAAACCGGGGAATATAAAAAATCTCCGGAAGAAATTGAAGTTGAACTGAAGCAAAGCTTGTTGGATTCTATCAACCGTGTTCCCTTTGAAAGTGAGGCGGCTGATAAGGGAACAGCTTTCAATGAGATCATTGATTGCTATGTGCATAGTCGTGGGCATGTGCCTGATGAACGTAATAACTTCACTATTAAAGGTGATGAAGAAAGGAACGTTATCATGGTTGAGTTTCCGAATAGGCGCTTCATGTTTGACAGGCAGTGGTGTATTGAACAAGCGAACTACTTTGAAAGTGCCGTTTCTCAGTTGTTTGTCTCCGCAATTCTCCCGACACAGTTTGGTAATGTTGAACTCTACGGGTTTATTGATGAACTCATTCGTGATACGGTGTACGATATCAAAACAACATCAAAGTATGAGTTTGGCAAATACGAGCATGGCTGGCAACGGCATGTGTATCCGTATTGTTTGATTGCATCGGGACAGATGGATAGCGTGAAAGCATTTGAGTTTACCGCTTATGCTTTAAAAGGTGGTACCAGTAGAACACCGCTTATAAGTGGTACACAGTTTCCGGAGTATTACACTTACAATCACAAACAGAGTACTCAAATGCTGATAAACCATTGCGAGGCTTTCATTCAGTTTTTGGAAGCTAACAAGGAACTTATTACTGATAAAAAAGTGTTTGGAGGGCAAAACAATGAGTAATATTTCGGATATAATGAGTGTCAATGTCAACAATCTGCGGGAGAGGCAATATTCGGCTTTGAAATCTCATGTATTGGAAAAATTGAACAGAGTGTCCAAGGCAATAGAAGAAGATCGGTTAAGCGATATTGAAAGCGAATTAAGCTTTAGTCCCGCCGGTGATGGTTACGGATGCAACAACCATTTCATTGACTTTAATTGGGAAAAAGGGGATGAAACGATTGATATGGCAGAGGTCACTAATATGCTTATGGAGCTCTCCGGACATGAGCTTAAAATGATTGGAGTGTTATGAGTCAGGAAGCAATTCTAACGAAGAAAGACGGAGAGGTAGAGTTATCAAAGCCATTAGAGTTTATGTATTCCCAGTTAAGGAATGGGCGTTATAGGTTGAAAATTGAACGTTATGTTGAACAGCGTACTATTTCACAGAATGCATTGATGTGGTTATGGTTTACATGTATTGAGCGAGAAACAGGGACAGATAAGCAAGATGTGCATGATCACTACTGTATGGCCTTTCTTCGTAGAACTGCTTTAATTAATGGTGTAGAGATGACGGTTTGCGGGAGTACTTCCATGCTAAACACGTTGCAAATGACTGATTTTTTAGAGAAGGTTAAGGCGGATGCGGCGGTTGAACTGGGAATCACTCTCCCTCTTCCCGAAGATCGGTACTATGCCGAGTTTATTAACGAGTATAAATACAGAAGGTAATTATGGATATTACAAAAGCAAAAATTACAAAGGATAATACGATTGTTGCAACGTATACCAATGAGAACGGTGACACGGTTACCATTGAGGGAAAGAACATTGTTCATAAGGATTTGACCGCCGCTTTTAGCGAGCTTATTCCTCACTTGACAATTCTGTGCGAACAGAAAGAAGCGGATGGGAAACTTCTCTGTGATCTTCCTGATGGAATATATTCGAAGCTTGAGGTTTCCGGCTATTCAATGGGCGGGAGTGATGACAGCGAAGGGGTTACTTTGACGGGAAAGCGCTTCCTTATGAGTAAGAAGGTGCTTAATTTGAATGCGCCGTTTACGATGTTCAACAATGAGAATGAAGAATACGAGTATGCGTTGGATCTTTATGAATCAGTGCAGAAATGCAGTTATGAGGTTGAACAGTACTTGTTTGAAAAGAAATGGGCTGTTGTGCAACAGGAGTTACCGTTTAAAGAGGGTGAGGCGAGTGATATGCCGTTTGAGGATATTAATCCTGATGCGGTTGCGGAAGCAGTAGAGGGCTTTGAGAATGCGGGTGCAACGTTTATTATTAACGGTGAGGAAGCGAAGCCGAAAAAATCCCGTAAGTCGAAGAAAGAATTAGTAGCATAGTTATATGGCAGCACCTTTACTTATTACACGCACGCCGGATTGCTATAAGATTCAGTTTGTGTTTCACCCGTTGTTGAATGAGTGTGTTAAGCGGATACCGTCGAGGGAGTGGGTGCATGATGAAAAGTACTGGAGGGTTAGCATTGGTGATTATGATTATGTGAACAAGTTTTCTCAATGGGCCGTAAATCGGGGATTATGCTCACGATTGCAATACAGGGAACAGAAAGAGATCGATAAAGACTATTCACTTCCTGATATGCCGAAGCTGAGTGTTCCTCATGGCTTGAAACTAGAGCCGTATGATTATCAGAAAGAGGGGATCGCTTACGCATTGCAGCATAAGCGATGCATATTCGGAGATCAGCCCGGTTTAGGGAAGACACTTCAGGCAATAGGCACGGTTACGATATCACAAGCGTATCCGTGCCTTGTTGTTTGTCCGGCATCGTTGAAGATAAACTGGCAACGTGAGTTTCATAAGTTTGCCGGAAAGAATGCCCTTATACTTGATGATAGGAGTAAGGCATCATGGCAACGCTTCTATGAAACGAAGTGCTGTGATATCTTCATTGTGAATTATGAATCACTGAAAAAATTCTTTGTTCGTGGCATTAAGGAACAGAGCCGCTTCACAATGAAGGCGATAGATTTTGATCCACGTATTGACTTGTTCAAATCGATCATCATTGATGAATCACACAAATGTAAATCAACGAAGACGCAACAGGCAAAGTTTGTTGAGGGTATCGCTAAAGGTAAGGAGTATGTGTGTTTGCTTACCGGCACGCCGGTTGTGAATGACAATACCGATCTTATACAGCAACTTAAGATCATGGATCGGTTAGAGGACTTTGGAGGGTATAAATACTTCTTTGAAAAGTATTGTGATGGTCCGAAGAGGTCAAGCAACTTAAAGGAACTCAATTGGCGGTTGTGGCATACATGTTTCTTTCGAAGGGAGAAAAGCAAGGTACTCACTCAGTTGCCTGATAAGACACGGCAGTACCTGACGCTTGATATCACTACCCGGAATGAATACCAAAAGGCCGAGTCCGATCTAATCAGTTATCTGCGTAATTACAAGAATGCGGATGATGAAAAGATTGCCAGGGCAGTGCGTGGTGAGGTGATGGTTAAGATGGGGATTCTTAAAGCGATATCGGCACGTGGGAAGATCAAGGCGGCTGCCGATTTTATTCATGATGTTATTGATGGAGGTGAAAAACTGATCGTGTTTGCCTACCTGAAAGAGGTTGTGATGGAGCTGAAGAAGATGTTTCCGGATGCGGTGACTGTTACCGGTGATGATAGCCAAGTTCAGAAGCAGCATGCTGTTGATGCCTTTCAGGAAGATCCTAATTGCAAGCTTATTATTCTGAACTACAAATCAGGTGGTACGGGGCTTACGCTAACGGCCAGCTCTCGTGTGGCATTCGTTGAGTTTCCGTGGACATTCTCGGATTGTGAGCAGGCGGAGGATAGGGCACACCGTAACGGACAGAAAAATAGCGTGAACTGCTATTACTTCCTAGGGAAAGATACGATTGATGAATACATGTACAAGGTCATTCAGACAAAGAAGGATATCGCAAACGGTGTTACGGGTACGGATGATCAGGTGCAGGAGGATATTATTCAAATGACAATGGATTTATTTAAAACAAAATTATGAGTAGTGAAAATACAGATAAGAAATCGCTTGTCTCCTTTACTATTGTAGAGGACGAAAAGGGGAGAATCAGAATAGTGAATCCGAATGTGAGTGGCGAAGGTATCAGTATTGTTTTGTTCGGCTCACTGATTAAGCATTTGGCGGAGCTTGAAAGTTGGTATAACCAGACTACGCAGAAATGAGACCAGAGAGTGAAAGTCAGATACAGCACGGATGTATCACGTGGTTCAGGGCTCAATATCCTTCTTTGTCACGCTTACTGTTTGCCGTTCCTAACGGTGGTAAGCGTGACAGTAGGACAGGAGCACAGATGAAGTACGAAGGTTGCATTCGTGGTGTGGCAGACTTAATATTGTTGGTTCCGAAAAAGGGCTACGCATCCTTGTGCATTGAGATGAAAACTTTAAAAGGAGTACAGAGTGATGAACAAAGGATATGGCAGCGGTCTGCTGAAAGGGCGAATAACAAGTATGTTGTCTGCCGTTCTTTGGAAGAATTTATGAATGAAGTTAATTCCTATCTAAGATGAACTATATAGAATTAATTAATCAGTTTTGGTCAATCAGAAGATATAAGCCGATGACAGCACATGAAGCAGACTTTTATTTCTTTCTACTAAAGGAATGCAACATGAGGAACTGGCTTTGCCCCTTTGACTTGCCAACACGTTTAATCCAAGCCGAATTAGGTTATTCAAATAAAGTGATAACTGATTTGCGCAACCGATTAAAGCAAAAAGGACTGATTGATTTTATTGAAGGAAATAGAAGGGAAAGGGCGGCTGCTTATATTTTGGTTTCTGTGAGTAACCAAAACAGTAATCAAACTAGTAACCAATTTAGTAACCAAAACGGTAATCAAATTGGTAACCCTTTAAATACTAAACATAAACAGAAACAAAAACAAGAGAATAACTCTAACGAGTTATTTGCGCAAAGTGAAATTAAACCTCCCAAAATCAAACGCCCTAAAAAAGAATTTATACCTCCTACGCTCGAGGAGGTTAAAGGCTATTTTGCCGGTAAGCTTCCCGAGTGGGAGCAGCAGGCTGAAATATTCTTTAACCACTTTGAAAGTCTTGGCTGGAAAGCGGGTAATGGCGTGAAAATACAACGCTGGGATAGTAGGGCTAATCTTTGGATAATAGAAAAATCAACGAAGAATGGAAACAAGAAACAGGCGAATGATGACCTTGGAACAGATGTTATCATACGGTCGACCACGGCCTGAGCCGTTTACGTCCGAGGAAAGACCCCGGCTGTTTGTTGAGTGCTGCAAATTTATTTGCCCCCAATTTAGCATTGATGAAAGGAACAAGGCTTTGATGAATGAAGTCTATCGTTACCTTGAGGGCGCTTCTGCAAAGTATGACCACGAGAAAGGCCTGTGGCTGTGGGGTACAATCGGCACGGGCAAATCTACCATCATTCAAATCATGAACTATTACAGCAAGTTTTCCAAAGGTCTTGACCGTGGGGATTATCCTATCGGTGGTTTCCGCATTGAATCGACCTCTACTGTGGTGAACAAGTTTGCAATGAAGGGACAGGATGCCATCGAATTGTACACGTACAACAATGGCCGGCCCCGCACGATTGCTTTCGATGAGCTGGGCAGAGAGCCTTTGCCGGCAAAGTATTTCGGGACGGAACTCAATGTGATGCAGTACGTCTTTCAATCCCGCTATGAATTGCGCAAGGAGTGCTTAACCCATGTGACAACGAACCTGAGTCTTATCGAGGTGCAGAAGAAGTACGGCTCATACATAGCCGATAGGATTAATGAAATGTTTAACGTAATCGAATTGACGGGGAGGAGTAGGAGATGAAAAAAAGCAAGTTCTTACTTAGTGCGCTGTTCATCGCATCCGTTTATGTGGCTTTTTATGTGATCATATACCAGATTTCATCATTCTTTATCAAACAACTAATCTGAAATGGCAGCAGATGAATCACCTGTACAGGTACGGGAGCTCGAGAAAATAATGAGTGGGTTTAGTTATTCCAATGGATTAGATGTAAGTCGCGTGTTTGATGATCTTCTGATGTATATAATCTATTACTTCACTCCTGATGCAAAGCCTTTGGAGAACTGGAAGTACAAGAAAGAGCAAACGGCTGTTTTCTGGCAGATGTTCCAGGAATGGATTAAGATCATGAATAAAGAAACGTCTCTTTCTGATTGGTACGATGCTTTTGGTGATCTGTACATGACTTGTGTTGCCGGTAAGTCGAGAACACAAGGGAGCGGACAGTTCTTCACTCCATGCGAGATTTGCGATCTAATGGCGGACTTTAACGGTGAGGGAGAGAAAGTGGTCGGCAAACTAATTTCTGATCCCACATGTGGTTCCGGTCGTACGTTGCTTTCTTGGCATGTTCGCAATTTAGGTAATTACTTATGTGGGGAGGACATGGATAGAACATGCTGCCTTATGACGGTTTGTAACTTCATCATACACGGGTGTGTTGGTGAGGTTATCTGGCACAATAGCTTGGACCCCGATAGTTATTATGGGGGTTGGAAGGTGAATGAACGTCTGAATGCATTTGGTATGCCATCTGTTCGAGAGATAGGCCGAGAAGAATCAAAGGTTTGGCAGGTATGGGAAAGCAGGCGGTTGGAATATAAATCACAGGATGAGGAAATAATAACGGTAAAGCCGGAAATTATAACGCCTATTGAGGAAATTAGTACGAAGAAGAGGAAAAACATGCCGGGAAAAGCGCTTCAGCTAAATCTCTTCGATTAATCACACACAAGGCAATAATTGATTTGAAAGGAGGTGAATGGGAGATGAAGACAACGATCTATTGGGTAACAAAAGATGTGGGGAATATCCAGCGCATAAGAGAGAAATTCAATCTGTCAGCCGACACAACTCTCAATGGAGAAACTCCGGCAGAAATACGTGAGGAAGATATTCCACTACTAAGAGAAACAGAGAAGAGAGGATTTATTCAAATAAGGAATAAGAATGAAGTTTAAATTTTCCATGGCCGTAATTGTAATAGCAATTGCGGTTTTTTATTATGCAATCTATTGGATTGCTGATTTAATTTTAATCAAATTATGAGCCAGATAGAATTAAACGGACTTCTTTGGGATACTGAAAATCTCAAAGATGAAAATGGCAATGACTTGTATTGTACATTCGAAGCGGCCAATGAGACTGCTAAATATTTGGGCAGGCGTTTGCCTACGAAAGAAGAATTTGAAGCTCTAGTGAACTTACCTCACGTCTGGGAGGCAGGGAAAAAGGGAATGTTGTTCGGTGAGCTGTTTCTGCCGGCGAGAGGTTATCGGTACTTTAATACGGATGCGTTCGCTTACGTAGATACCAACGGTTGCTATTGGTCGGCATCACCAAATTCCACAGGTGGATACTACTTGGGCTTCAATTCGTATGGCAACGTGCATCCAGCTAACAGCAGCTACCATGCCTATGGCTTTACTGTGCGTTGTGTTCAGGATAAATAATCTATTCATCACATTATGAAACCAAAGAAACAATTAATAAAAGCCGCCATTGAGGATGGGAGCTTGGACAGAATGAACATGTTATTATCAGCAGCTCACCTATTGAACTGCGAAGCAAACAATTTAGTCGATGAAGCAGCCGAGGTAATGCTAAAGAGAGGCTTATTGCTTGGTGAGTTAAAAATGAGGCATAATGACTTTGTACGTAGTGCAGACAGATATTTTAAAGAGTTTGCAATGATGATCACAACAAATAAGACGAAGATGGACATGTTCAGTGATTTGGAAGAGTTTGATAAATCATTCCGAGAGTGGGCAAAAGTAACTACCGAATGGGAACCTATAAACAATAGCGATAAGATTTGTGAATGATTTACTTGCTAATTCAATAGGCATAAAATAAAAAAAGGAGTCACGCTTGACTCCAACCTTTGTTAACCTTAAATCTAATACTATGAAAAACACACTGCAAAGGTATCCAAATTCTGGCTTTCACCAAATCTTCGGTGCATTATAGCCCTATTTATAACATGGTTTAATACAATGAAAGGTTTGGTTAACGTATTAACGTAATATTGATGTGTATTAACTTAAATGAACCTTGTCATATATTAGATTCCTACCCAATTCAAATTCACTAAACGTATGAAGCAAATTATAAAATTCATCTTCTGCATGATTGTATTCTTTGTGGCCATGCAGATAATAAGCTATTTATTATGATAATAAAAGAAGCAAAGTTAATCGCTGATGATGATTCTTATATAGTTATTAGCGAGCCTATAGAGACGGATGATCTCGAGAGAACTAGAAAGGAGTTACACGCTATTTATACGTGCGACCGTATATTATTAACTTTTGAAGAAAAAACGCATGAAAACAAGTGATGCATTTAAGAAAACTATCAAATCTTACCTAGAACAACGGGCAAAGGAAGATGAACTGTTTGCCGTATCCTATGCAAAGGAAAACAAGAGCGTCGACGAATGCTGTAACTTCATTCTGCAGCAGGTACAGAAAAGCGGCTGTAATGGGTTCGGCGATGAAGAAATCTTCGGCATGGCCGTTCATTACTACGATGAGGATGATATTAAAAACATCAAGCCTGTAAACTGTAATGTCGTGGTGAATCATTCAGTAGAGCTGACGGAAGAAGACAAGAAAGCAGCTCATGAAGCGGCAATGAAAAAGCTCATTGATGAACAGCATGCTTTACTCAAAAAGAAGCCGGCGGCTAAGAGGAATGAATCAAAGGAAGTTGAACAGATGAGTTTATTTGGATAGATGCAATCATGGGAACAGAAACAACATTAAAACTAACTCTATCCTGTAAATGGTATGACATGATAGAATCCGGCATAAAGAAAGAAGAATACCGGGATATAACGCCATATTGGATTAGCCGGATATGCCGTAAGAATGACAAGCACTTAACCAAAGAAGAAAAAACCACCCTGTTTAATATCCTCCATGAAACGGGTGCTCTTGGTTTTGTAGCCGCTATAATTTCTTGTGGCATTACTTTCTATAATCATAAGACAGTAACCTTTTATCGCGGAGTTCCATACTTTTCAGATAAAGCAAAACACATGACATGGAGTATTGAAAGCATGGGGATAGGTATCGGAAATATTGATTGGGGGGCACCTCAGAATAAACATGTCATTAAGTTAACATTAGGAAAGCGTATATTATGAAACCGAAAACAAAACTTCAAAAGCAGGTGGCAGGGCTGAGTGCAAAGCTGCCTGCACTTACAGATAAGCAAAGAACCTGGGCAGTTGAACATTGTTTTGAACAGAGAGGCTTCTTACGAAAAAAGAGTATCTGGTGCACTGAGTGTGGTCATACATGGAAACCAACCGTGGGGCCGTTATTATTGCAATTTACAGGCGCTGTTTGCCCCCATTGCGGAAAACAACTCAAAATAGAGAGCGGACGTAAACGGAAAGATGATATTCAACAATACTATACTATCATTATCACCTTCAAAGGATTTCAAGTACTCAGGCATTATGTAGCCCGGAAAACGTGCAGCGTTGGTTATCCGGCCAGTTATGAGGTTAATGAAGCTGTACAGAATTGGATTACCCCGGAAGGGAAAGAGGTGCTCATGTATCGCTCCACTAAGATGAGCTTCTTTTATATCGACTTATGGGATTGGGGATCTCCGTTGGAAATCAGAAATCAGCCGGCTAACAAAATGAAGTATGACATTTTTGCGGAATACATATATCCTGTGCGTCGATACATTCCTAGCTTAACGAGGAATGGATTCAAAGGACACTTTCATGGTATTTCTCCACTAGGCCTATTTAAACTCTTACTCTCAAACAGTATGGCTGAGACTTTAATCAAAGCCAAGCAATATTCATTACTGAAATACTTGCACGGTCATGCCGATATTAATTGCTGGCCGTCAGTTAAGATCTGCATCCGTAACAACTACATAATCAAAGACGCATCCATGTGGGTTGATTACATTACGATGCTTTCCCATCTTGGCAAGGACTTACGAAATGCTAAGTATGTGTGCCCTGATAATTTGAAAGATGCCCATGATCGAATAATGGAGAAGGAGCGGCAGATTGAAGCAAAAAAGAAAATTGAGCAGCAAAGGAAAGAGGCGGCGAAGTATGAAGAAGGATATAAGAAATCGAAGGTCAAGTTCTTTGATCTTGAATTTAGTGACGGTTTAATACATATTGCCGTATTGAGCAGTGTTCAGGAGTTTTTGGAGGAAGGTGCGATGATGCATCATTGCGTGTATGGAGGTAAATATTATGCGCGAGAAAACGCCCTGATTCTTTCCGCACGTATTGGAGAGAAGCGCATCGAGACAGTAGAGATCAATCTAAAAACGCTCGATGTGGTCCAGTCCCGTGGCGTTTGCAACAAGAGTACGGAATATCATGATCGGATAGTCGGACTTGTGAAGAAGAATATTGGTGTTATCCGGCAGAGGATGACGGTATAGTATTAATAATTCAAATATAATCAGAAATGAAAAAAGCTATTTATAAAGGCGTAGAGTATAATGTAGAGCCCTCAGAACCATTTGTTGATGCGGCGGGTAATTGGATAGAGGATGGGTATAAATCAGGTATACACAGATTTTTACCAGAAGATCTAGAGTTTATACGCAATGAAATAACTGATTCTGATTGGGAACAACGGCGTTACGAATTGGCTAAAGCAGCAATGCAGAGTATCTCACAGCTAGATGAATTTAAATATAGATTTGCAACCAAAAGCGAATCCGTGTCTTATGATTGGCTCTGTAGAGAATCAATTAAGATTGCCGATACAATGGTTAAAAAGTTGAAAGGAGAATAATTTATGAACTATGCTTAAAATCAATTTGTTTGGATTGTCTTAAACAATTTAGTCATTTAAGGCAAAAAAATAAATGGAAAAATGTAGAATAAACAATATCACACATTTTTTCCATTTATACAAAATATTGGATAGTCAAATTTGCTACTACCTTTTATATGTTATCTTTATTAAAATATCTATCTCATAGCCTGTTTCTAATTTTAGCTTTTTTATAACGGATAATATCTTATTAAAGTCTATTTTCTTTTTTCTTGATACATTGTTTTTTCGCTTGCTAAATTAATGTCAGCTTTAAAATATTTTTTATATAAATATATAATGCTATTGTCTTTCTTGCTTACAAGGTTGAACTTTATTTCTACAATACCCTTTTTCTTTCCTGCATAGAATCTAGAATAGTTATAATTTAATAGAGTTGTCTGTGTGATATTATACCCAACATAGTAGGGTAAAGTCTCTATTAAAGCAGGTTCAGCAGTTGCTTGTAGTTCGTTACATTCTCCTAGCACTCTTGCGACCTTGCAACTAAAATCAGTAATAGAAAAATCATTGCTAATAATTGGATTTAAGATTATTATGGACTGATCTGAAACGCTTTTGTAGTATGCATCTGTTTTACCATCATCATCTATAATCATCGCTCCATTCTTTGTCATTTGTAAATGCAAAATGCTTAAGTTAATTTGAGGAGTGCTAATTAAATTCCAGACTCCTAAAGCCGAGTTATATAGTGGCTTATTTGCCTGCGTTTCTGACTTAGTTCCTGGAATAGGAAGAGTGCAGTCTGTCCATCCAGGAAGTATTTTCTCTCCTTCAAATTTATATTTTGAATTTAATACCATTTTCAAGTCTACTTTACTAATAGTATTAGTACTACCCGACATGGAACTAAATAAACTACCCAAGGCACTAGCAACGACAGAACCACCACTTGAGACAATAGCACTTAGTCCTTGCTTTACGCCTGCTTCTAATCCTGATACAGCCCATTTAGCAGCATTTGACTTTATGTTGCCCCACAAGGAGGTATAGAAAGAACTTTTTGCTGCTACTCCATTTGCAATTTGATCTCCAACAGCTCCAACCACTGAATTTTGGTTCGTAGATATTGAATTATTAGTATTGAACATGTTACTGAATTGCACGCTTAAACCTGCGCCAGCAGGAGCGGTACTTGTTATTGTCCCTTCAATGTTACCCTTAGACTCTCCTGTTCCAGTATAAGTTATTTTATCAACGGCCCTTCCCATTAAATATAAATTGCAATCGTTTGAGATAGTTGTTTGCGGGTCATACGCACATTCTATTTCAAGACCATACCATACTTGATTTTGGAAACCGACAGTGCTAAAATTGTTGTTCGCAATTGCTCCGACCGGAGTGGAAATATGAATTGGAGAATCTTTTCTGACGCTAGCGTCCTCGGCTATGCTTGATGTGTAATTAAAGAGTGCACTTGGTTTATTAACTCCTATTCCCCAGATGGAATTAGTTGTTCCTGTACCTGAAGGATCGCTTAATATATAATAGAAACATCTTAAGATACCCGTCATCTTGTTATATAAAACTATATATTTATAAGAAGTTGTTTCATTTATATTGCTATATACCAACTCCCAATTCTTTTGTTTGGTATACATTCTTTGGGAATATTCTTCTTCTATATTCTCATCAATCCAACCAGATGGAATTCCCATATTAGAAACACCAAGTTGCCATGGTAGATTGACATTCTTGACAACATTCCCACTGCCGTTTACCATATCAACTTTTGTACTGTTTTCCCAATCAAAAGAATTGTCGTATGCACTTCTTGTCGTGGCTTCACCGCTAGTATCTATATTTGAAACACTAGGATTTAAATCATCTGCACAACTCGATAAAAAGGAGTTGGATAGAATCAATGTACATGAAACTATCAAATAAGAAATTAATAACTTTTTTTTCATAACAATAAAATAATAATTAATTAATATTTAGTCTTTATTTCAATGAATAATTATTGTTTTATAAGTGTCTATTAATCTATTTATTATGACTTATGGATTAATAAATAGATGTTATTAAGAATGTATGAATGAGGTACAAATATATAAATAAATAGTATATAATTAATTTTATAAATAAAATTAATTGAGAATATATGATTAATAAAATTTGTATTAGTTCTTGACTTTGTATATGCTTAAGTCGATAATTTTTTGGATAAATAATTCTAGTCGCACGTCATGCGACCAAGTAAACTACTACCGGGTAGTCCTTTAGGGGATTATTCGGTATCTTTATTTTGTGAAAATAAAAGCAAAAGAAATGAGTGTAGTTTACAGAAAGATTTCCGATCTGAAAAAGTACGATAATAACCCACGTACAATAACGAACGAGCAGTTAGAGAAGCTCAAAGAATCGATATCAAAGAACCCTGATTATTTCGAGGCACGTCCGATCGTATTATCAAATCGTACTGGTGAGCTGGTTGTGATAGCCGGCAACCAGCGCCTGGAGGCAAGCATGCAGCTTGGTTTGAAGAAAGTCCCGACCTACTTACTTGAGAATCTAACGGAAGAACGCGAGCATGAACTGATGATCCGCGATAATGTGAACAACGGTGAGTGGGACATGCAAAAGCTCTTGGAGTGGGATAGTGGCTCACTTCTTGACTGGGGGCTTGATGTTGATTTGAATTTCGATATTGATTCACAGATTGAGGAATCAAATTATACGAAGAAGATCGAAGCTCCGGTGTATGAGCCAAAGAGTAAAATCTGTCCGTTAGAATCATCTCTTTTTGATATGGGTAAGTATGATGCTCTAATAAGTGAGATCAATGCTGCAAGCATATCTCCTGAAGCTAAAGACTTCCTGATGATAGCTGCTTCACGTCATATTGTTTTCGACTATGGAGAGATAGCTGAATATTACGCACACGCCCAAAAGGAGGTACAGGCGCTCATGGAACGTTCAGCCCTTGTCATTATAGACTTTGATAAAGCTATAGAGAACGGATATACGCGTTTGAAAAATGATATATACGAAGTAATGTTGGAGGATACGGACGATGAAGAGTGATTTTGTTGCTTTTATATTGACGCATGGTCGTGTTGGTTCGGTGATCACGGATAAGACGCTTCGTAAATGTGGTTATACAGGCCCCATTGTCTATGTGGTTGACAACGAGGACAAGCAAGCTGAGAAATACAAGCAGAAGTTTGAGAATGTTTTTATGTTCGACAAAGAAGCTATTTCTCATACGTTTGATGAAGCGGATAATTTTGAGGATCGTAGAGCCATTGTCTATGCTCGTAACGCTTGCTTTGAGATAGCTAAGAAGCTTGGTTATAAATACTTCATTGAGCTGGATGATGATTACGATACGTTCTCATTCACCTATGGACGTGATGGAGTTGTGAGACAAAGAGCAATAAAGCAGCTTGACAGGATTTTTGAAGCTATGATTAGGTTCTATGAATCGACACCGGTCACGACAGTGGCCATGGCTCAACGCGGTGATTTCGTAGGTGGAAAAGAAAATGATATTGTTCGTGGCGAGAAAATGAAACGTAAGGCGATGAACTCTTTCATCTGTTCTACTGATCGTCCGTTTCAATTCGTAGGGCGTATAAACGAGGACGTAAACACATACACGACACTTGGTAGCCGCGGCTATCTCTTTTTACAAATTCCTCATGTAGCACTTAACCAAAAGCAGACGCAATCAAACAAGGGAGGAATGACTGATATATACATCAGCCAAGGTACGTACGTAAAGAGCTTTTATACGGTTATGATGATGCCGAGCTCTGTGAAGGTTGGAATGATGGGAAACAGCACAGAAACTCAACGTTTGCATCATAAAATTAACTGGAACAACACGGTTCCGAAAATAATCAGTGAAGACTTTAAAAAGAAATAAGATATGGGGGCACCTAGTGGGAATCAATTTTGGAAATTAAGATCGAAGCACGGAAGGGACAAACTATTCGCTACGCCTGAGCTTCTTTGGGAGGCAGCATGTGAATACTTCCAATGGTGTGACGAAAATCCGTGGACGACAAAGAAGGCGATTCAGAAGACGGTTCCCGTGAAACGAAAGGAAGGAAAGAAGGTGAGAATCGTCAACGAGGAACAGACGCAGAGGGAGATTACACCAACAGCAAGGCCGTATTCACTTACCGGCTTTTGCATTTATGTAGGTGCTTCGACAATGTGGTGGAGGAACTTTAAAGAGGGATGTAAGAGTAGTACAAATGATGAAGATTTTTTAATAGTCATCGCACGCGTGGAGGAAACAATCGAGACACAGCAGTTTGAGGGTGCATGCGTGGGAGCGTTCAATGCGAACATCATTGCTCGTAAGCTGGGGCTTGCTGATAAGCAGGAATTAGATCATACCACGGGAGGGAAAGAGTTCAAAGGATTTAACTTCCTGCCTTATACCAAAGAGGCGGAGGATGTAAAGTAATGAGTGATAAGATCAACATAAAGCAACGTAAGGCGTACAACCTGCTCCGGGATGATAAAAATTACTTCATCCTTTATGGCGGTGCCGGCGGTGGGGGCAAGTCATGGCTAGGCTGTGAATGGCTTATGCAATGCGCTCAGAATCTCCCCGGCACACGTTGGTTCGTTGGTCGTAATAACCTAAAGGATAGTCGCGAGTCGGTATCTATCACCTTTGCTAAAGTCGCGGCATCTTATAATTTCAAAGACTACCGACTAACATCTGACGGGATCAAGTTCGATAGCGGTTCAGAGATCATCTTTCTTGATCTTACCTATTACCCGATGAAAGATCCGATGTATGAAAGACTGGGTTCCAAGGAGTTCACCGGTGGATGGATAGAGGAAGCCGGAGAGGTTCATTACCTTGCCTTTGAGGTGCTAAAGACACGTGTAGGCCGTCACCTGAATGATGTGTACGGTATCCCTCCAAAGATACTGATCACCTGTAACCCTAAAAAGAACTGGTTATACAAGACGTTCTATAAACCTTGGAAAGAGGGGAAGCTTAAAACCCCTTATGCCTTCATTCCGGCTCTTGTTCAGGACAACCCGTTCGCTACCAAGGAATATATCGAGATGCTTCAAAATACGAATGATAATGTGACGAAGCAACGTTTGTACTTTGGTAATTGGGAGTATGATGATGATCCGTCTTCCTTGTGTGATTACGATGCTATCTGTGATGTGTTTACCAATGAGCATGTAAGGCCGAACGGATTACCGAAGCTCTCCGCTGACCTTGCCATGAAGGGGCGTGACAGGTTTGTTACCGGCAAGGCTGTCGGGCATGTATGCACGATGATACTCGATAAGACCTATTCTCCAGGCAAGATGATCGAGACGGATTTGCGTAATGCTATGATAGATCATCGCGTCTCACGTAGCAATGTGATCGTGGATTCCGATGGGCTAGGGGCATATCTTGAAAGCTATCTCACGGGTATCAAAGAGTTTCATGGCGGGGCACGGGCCTTGTCTGATGAATATGATAACATCAAGACACAGTGTGCCTTCAAACTGGCCGAGCTTATCAATAACCGTGACTTCCGTATCATCTGCACCCCGGAACAGGAGGAGCGCATCAAAGAGGAACTCGCGTTATTGAAGCGTGCCAATGTAGACAAGGACACGAGGAAGAAAAGTCTTATCACCAAGGAAACGATGAAGGCAACTCTTAATCACTCCCCTGACTACCTCGATATGCTTATCATGCTGATGATATTTGAATTGAGGAAGCCACTCAAGGGTGCAAGAGCAATCGTTACGGAGGCTGATTGATAACAATGTGTAAGATTATAAAGGTAAAAATGAGGTATTGATATGAAGGTGATATTTACAAAATGTCAGAAAATGCAGTTTGCCGATTTCTGGGTTAAGCTCGATTGCTGCAGCTCGAGCGGAGAGGTGTTCGAGCAAATGAAAAGAATTCCCAAGCCGGCTTATGTGTGTAAGACTGCGGTGCCGGAAGATTTGAATGATCTTACTTATGGGCAGTTGGTGGAGCTGCAGGGTATCACGAATAACGAGGAGTTGTTCTTTGTCCCCTGTAAGGTATTGCTTGGCTTGGATAGGGCAAAGGTAAAAACAGGTGATGCGGAATCGGTGATCGGCTTTGTCTTCTGGGTTTCACGTGAGATAGAGCGGATCAACAAACTGTTTGAATCTACAAACGTAAAGCCTACTCCGGAAGAACAGCAAGCCCGGATTGATAAGCTGAGTTTTGGCCCGTTCGGGTTGATTGATTACTATGCCCTGCGTATGGGCATAACGAACCATGATGAGGTGTTATCCCTGCCATGGGTACGTATTTACCAATGCATGAAGATTGATTCTGAAAGAGCGAAGTATGAACGAAGATTACGGAAAGTGTATGCAGATAAAAAATAGTGTAGAGCAAAAGATTAAGAGTGTGTCCGGAAAGATGGCCGGCTTCACTTACGTGTATGAGGATTGGACCAGAGCCGATCTTAAGTTAGAGCGCTTGTCTCTTCCCGCTATTATCAATCTATTACCGGTTAGTGGAGCATTGACACTCAGGAAAGACCAATTCAGGGATGTGCCTAACTGCATGTTCGTGTTTGTCGATAAGGTGCAGCGGGATGCGAACGGCATTGATAATGATGCTGTGTTTGAGAGGATGAAGAATGCGGCCATGGAGTTCATTGTTAAGCTGAATGAAAGTGGATTGTTTGAATCCATCGAGGGTGAGATTCCGTATTCCGTCATTCTTGAAAAGTTGGCGTCTGTGGTAACGGGCATCTCTATCTCGTTGAAGTTGAAAGAGGTCGCGGGTGTATGTGCACGTAAATTCTTGTAACGCTATGAGCAAAGAACAGGCTAAGGCTATTATCGGTGAAGAGCTCAATGAGTTGCGCAGGCGTATCATCGAGCATCATCTTTCAGCCGGACAAAAAGCATCCGGCCGTACGGTGAACAGTTTGCATGTAGAGGTGAATGATGATGCCGGGACGCTTTATGGTCGCAAAGCATTCGGGGTATTGGAGACCGGAAGAAAGGCCGGACCGGTACCCAAAAGCTTTGTCGGGGTTATACGGCAATGGATCATCGACAAGGGTATTTCATACAAACCTATTCCCTATGTGCTGGTACCATCGGAGAGATGGACGCCCAAATACACACCCGAGGAAAGGGGGCTACGCTCACTCGCCGGGGCAATAGCGTATAAGATACGTAAAGAAGGTACGGCTTTGTTTCGTTCCGGCGGGCGTGATGATATCTATTCACAGGAGATTCCCAAAACGATAGATAGCATTATGAACAGGGTGTTTGCCGTATTTGAAGAGGATGTTGAACATATTAATTTGAACAGCAATGAGAAAGACAACGATTGATACAACGACAATCGAGTATCCCGATGAGATAGGATTCTGCTTTAACCCGGTGGTGATAAACATCTTCGGCTATGCATGGTCCTACATCAAGGTATCGATAACGGATGTACAAACAGGAACGGTGTACACGGAGAAACGTGAGATGTTTGGCACATCCTGTTTCTTTGACTTGTCACCATACGGACAAGGAACATTTGACCTGTTGAACTTTAGTAAGGTGGATTACTCCGTTGTCGGTTTGCAGGATAGTAAGGTAGGTCGCTTGTTTAGCGTAGAGGTTGACATGTATAAGGCCGATGATAGTTTGGGAAATAGCTTTCAGTTTGAGGTGTTTATCATCTGGGGAGCTATGAAAGTGGGCCAGAGGTACAACGGTACACGTTCACTCACATGGTTTAAGAACTTCCCTTTCTCCGTTGGCATGTATTGCGCAACACCGTCAAACATCAACGTGTATGTTGATGATGTGTTACAGGGGGATACCATTACAACAACAGCACGCAGAGTGTGGAATCTCATGTTAAACGGACTCTCAGCAAATGAAAAGTTGGTGTTTGAACTGCCCGGATCAAGTGATACGGCTAGTGTGTGGGACAATACGTTTGACTTCACGTTTCACCCGTTGTTGAACACAGCATCAAAAGTGACGTGTGTTGTTGATGATACTGATTCCGGTGTTTATCTGCGTTGGATAGACCGACACGGCTTTTACTGTTACTGGTTGTTCCAGAGCGGTGATGAGAGTAGGCAGGTTAGCAACGATGGTGAGTTCATCCGTAACAACATGGCTGACTACAACTATGTGAACGGTTATCATGGAGGTAGCGGACGTAAACAGCGTAAGACAGAGAGCAACACGCTACCTGTATGTGCCCCCCTTGTTGATAGTGATACATACGATTTCTTATTTCAGATCGCTTTGTCTCCCTGTGTAGATATGTATGCCGGGGATGATGACGGTGTTCATCAATGGCAGGGGGTGAATGTATCTGTGGCGACGTTCACCAAGACAAAGACCAGTCTACAGGATTTTGTGGCGACGATCATATTACCTGAAACCTCAATACAAAGCTTATGAGAAACGAGGAACTGTATATTGATGATCAATTGGTTGATTTGGATGATAATACCAAGGTTACGCTAAACTATAAGAGTAACATCTTCACTGATTTGAGCAAGATCGTTAGCAACAATAGTTATTCGATCAAGTTACCCAATACGGTACACAACCAGTGTGTGATAGATCATGCCGATCTGCCTACCCGTGCGTCTACGTTTCCAAGAATTAAACACCGTGCTAGGTATTTTCGTAATGGCGTGGAGATTGTGAACAAAGCTAACGCTGTATTATTGTCAACATCAGACACGTTCGATATTTCATTACTATGGGGAAATATCACGAACTTTAGTAATATTATTAGTAATAAGAAAAAACTCAATGAGCTGAATGATTCGGATGACTTATTTGTCTGGTGGAGTATTTATCATACTATTACGCAGTATGGATCTATCCAAGATGTCATATACCCGAAAGCGTACTACGGATATGCAGAGGGTGAGGGTAAGTATGACGGATATGTCGCACCGAAGAATCCTATATTTTATCATCCATGCGTTAGGGCCTCATTTATCATGTCCTTGATTGAGAATGATTACGGTGTGAAATTTGAATTCCCGGATACAGCAAAGGCTTTTGTTGATAAGATGCTTATTCCTATGCTCACAAGAAACGATAGTGAGACATACGCTATTAAATTGGCCAAGGATTATATTGCTTATGGATATGCGACAAGGAACGAAGGAGGGTATTTTCTATATTTGAATACCAATGATAACAAGATTAACTATTATGGCCGTTTCACTCTATCGAACAGCAAGCTATATGCTTACCGTCCGTATGTAGATAAAGTCACACTAAAAATATCTGGGTCATTGGTTTACAAGGTTACTACAAAGTCAATACCTAATACGGCTAGGGTTATCATACACGGTCAGGAAAACGGGGATTTTGTAGGCGATGATGTTCTTACTATAAATGTGTCAACAGTAGAATTACAAAATGATGGCAAGTACTTGCTTACTTTTTTGTTCAATGAAGAAGAAACTTCAGAACTAGTGATCGAACAGGATTACTATTTCTATATGGATGGCTTGTCAGATGTAGGTGGCGCGATTTCAAATGTTGTTGATTCAACAATTAATATCATGCCATATCTTAAAGAAATACAATGTGCGACAAAGGGCTCATCTATTAACCTGGGATACTTAGGAACAGAGAAAACAACCACATTAACACAGAATTTTGCAGGTGGCCGTTATCCAATCATAGCCAATCTTCCAAATATAGATGTGTTGACTTTTATAAAGTCGATTGCTTATCTTGCCGGGCTATTTGCTATTCCTGAATTAAACAATACTATACGTTTTATCTCTTCCGATGATATTTATGCTAATGTACCGAAGGCGGTTGATTGGACGAAAAAGGTTGTCGCTACATACAGGGAAAATAAACCGATGTCTATGTCCTACACATTAGATGATTTTGCACAGAAAAATATCTTTGATTGGAAAGAAGATGATGCAGTGGGGGATTATTCAGGCGTGATAACTGTTGATGATGCAGTTCTCGATTCGGAGCGTATTATCGTGACATTGCCTTTTGCAGCATGCGATACTAAGAATGGAATGGCCTCTGTCCTTATGTACACTTATAACTCAGACGGTTATCTGGAATACGGTAAACGTGAACCTCGCCTACTCCTTGAGGATAAATATAATGGGGAGTACTCAAAGGCTTCATTCGTTAGTCTTGATTTTAAAACGGTGATAAGTACGTATTATGCGAGCTATCAGAAAGTTGTCAGACAGCCAATCATCATAAAAGAGAAGATCGAGTTAAGGGAAATTGAGCTAAAGAGTCTCGATGTAACGGTGCCGGTTTATCTTGCCCAATATGGGAAGTACTACGCGATAATCTCTGTTAAGGCAGAGGATACGGGGATATGTGAATGTGAACTTTTACAATTATAAGATTATGGGAACAGCAGTAGAAGAAAAGGTATTGGACATTAAGGTCCGCTATGAAGATGCGATACGTGGTATCGCTAAGTATCGGACAGAGTTGGATGTGCTCAAAAAGGTTGAAGCAACTTTAAAGGATGATTTGAAGAATGGAAGAATAACAAGGGAGCAGTACAATGTAAAGCTTACCGAGTCAAAGATAACTTCTAATGAATATAAAGAGGCTATCAGGGGATTGGAAAAAGAAACTCAGAATAATATCAAAGCAGAAAAAGAGCAGCAGGGTAGTTTAGTTTCTCTTCGTGGATCGTTATCAAACTTAACAAAACAATATGATGAAATGAGCGAGGCAGAAAGGAGCTCTGCATCAGGGAAAGATTTGGCTATTCACATCAATGCTATCACTGATAAGCTCAAAAATGCGGAGGAAGGTACTCAGCGTTTTTATCGTAATGTCGGTAATTACGAGGAAGCATTTTCCAAAGCTCTTTCTCCAATGAAAAAGAAGCTTGATGATATGACCACTGCCTATATGAATATGTCCAAAGAAGAGCGACAGAGTGCAAAGGGTGATGAAATGCGCCAGCATATGAAAGAAATGAAGGATCAGATAACGGCTACTAGTGAAGCCGGAGGTAAATTCCAAAACGAACTTCTTGGTATGGTGGGTGTTCAGGGTGGCCTATTGGGGAGCATAGCAAGTTCGGTGGGTGGCATTGGTTCGATGTCCCAGGCATTCATGGCCGGAAAGGCTGCCGTATCAGCTTTTTCAAAACAACTTCTGGCATTATTGGCTAACCCTATTGTCGCAATTTTGGCCGGAATAGCTCTCGTAATCATGGGTGTTGTCAAAGCTATTAATTCAAGTGAAGACGCAACTAATAGAGTAAGTGTTCTATTCGCTCCGGTCACGCGACTGTTGGATGGCCTGATGAGTATTCTTCAAAAAGGAGTAGGGTATATTCTTTCCTTTGTGGAAGCTGGCATGAAAATGTATGATTGGACTATGAAGATGATGGAGAAACTCCCACTTTTAGGTGGAGCTATAAAGACAGTGAATGATGCTAATAATGAAGCTATTGGATTGGCAAAAGAGAAAATAGCAATTGAGGAACAGTCACGTAAGGATGAGGTTGAAAATGCCAAATCCGCACTGGAGGTTTCTAAATATAGGACTCAGGCAAAGGATAAAGAGAAATTCACAGCTGAGGAACGGCTTAAGTTTGTACGTGAAGCGAATAACTTGGAAGAGGAACAATCAAAACGAAATGTTGAGCTTGCGGAGCGTAAATTAAAAGCGTTGCAACTAGAATCTTCTTGGGCTGAGAATAACGCCGAAACGAATCAGAAACTGGCTACTTTAGAGGCCGATGTTTATAATGCCCGCAAAGAATATTTTGATAAGACGAGAAGGTTAAAGCAGGAAGAAAGTGCACTTATTAGTGAAAATAAGTCTGACGAAAAAGCCCGTTTGGCTGCCGCTAAGACTGCAGCGAAAGAAGCTGCTTCCACTGCCAAAGAACGTAGAGAGAAAGAGCGTGAAGCCGTGAGAGCTGCCGAGGATGCAATGTTGGCCCTTGTCAAAGATGGAATAGAGAAGCAGCGTAAGGAAACAACACTCTCCTATGACAGGCAGATAGAGGACTTGAAAACGAAACTTGCCACGGAAAAGAACCTGACTGTAAATGCAAGGCAAGCACTCAATGATAACATTAAGGCCCTTGAGGAAAAGAAGATACAGGATTTAAAAGCTCTCTCCGATGAAGAGCTGACACAGACCATCGAGAAAGAACAGAAGCGTATTGAATTGATGCTTTCCGCTGTGAAGTCCGGTTCTGAACAAGAGTATCAGCTTAAGTTGCAAAGTATGCAAAAACAGATGGAGGCTGAATTGGCTACTGCGGAACTGACGGAACAGCAAAAAGCCCTCATAAGGGATAAGTATCAGATACAGGAGGATACTTTGATAGACGAGCACACGAATAGCGTTAATCAGAAACAGGCGAATGCTATGAATCTCGAGTATGAAACTAAGATAGCGCAGGCATACGGTAATGAACAAGCGATACTGCAACTCAAGATGGAACAGAAACAGGCCGAGCTGGATCAATTACAGCAAATGGAAGGTGAGAGCATGGAGGCTTTCAATCTCCGTAAGCTGAATATAGGGAATGAATATGCTGATGCTAAGAAAGATGTGGCAGATAAAGAGATAGAGATCGAACAAACGAAATACCAGGCAACGGCGGATATCACCGGCGCTCTTTCTACACTGGCTGATGCAGCGGGTGAACATTCCAAAGGTCTGGCAATGGCATCGAAGGTTCTGGCGTTGGCCGAGATCGCAATAAATACAGGTAAAGCAATAGCCGCCGGTGTTGCTCAGGCACAAAGTGTTCCGTTTCCCGGTAATATTGTGGCAGTAGCAACAACAATTGCTACCGTTTTGACCAATATAGCAACGGCAACGAAAACCGTTAAGAGTGCCAAGTTTGCAACCGGAGGTTTAGTTACCGGTGAGGGTTCCGGTACCTCCGATAGCATACCGGCACAGTTGAGTAACGGCGAATCGGTAATGACTGCCGCAACAACCTCTATGTTTGGCCCCATGCTATCGGCATTTAACACGATGGGTGGAGGAACACCGATAAACATTACGGCAAACAGTAGCCAGACGATAGGTGAGGACATGTTAGCAAGAGCAATTGCTAAAGGGTTCATGATGGCACCGGCACCGGTTCTTTCCGTGCAAGAATTTACCAGTGTAGCCAACAGAACCAAGTATGTAGAATCTATAGGCGATATTTGATTGTAAATGATTCGTATATATCGAAAAATTAGTATCTTTGGTTTCAGAAACGAAAATGAATTATGACAGCATACGAAATACTAGCAACTAATATATCAACGCTTCAAAAATTATCAGAGGCCTCTATTGATGTAGCCGATATTAAATATCTGGAGATGTACAGGGATTACACCCGTATGGCTCAGGAAGGGCATAAGATGACATACATAGCTTATTATATTAGTGAAGAATACGGAATAAACAAGGCTACGTTTTACCGGATAATAAAAAAGTTCGGGCAAGTAATTGTAATCTAATCGAGGGGGCTTTAAGCTCCCTCTTTTCTTTATATAAAACTTGGTCGCATGGCGTGCGACCACTATCACTTTGTAAAATTCGTATACGAGTAATGAACTATCTACCTTTGATTCAAAACAAAGGATAATATGGCAGTACTCAAAATCTACAGTGACATCGCCGATGAAGAAAGCAAGAACATGAAACTCCTGTTTACCGGTGTTGATTCCACATGCTTTAAAGATATCGACGAGTTCCTTGCTTCCATTCCGGAAGATGATAAATCAATTGACATCAGAATGAATTGCCGGGGCGGTTCCGTTACCGAGGGCTGGGCCATTTATGATAAACTTCGCGATAGTGGCAAAGAGATCAGTGTCACCGTTGAGGGCTTGTGTGCATCAATGGCCACGGTATTGTTGCTTTCCGCTCCTGCAGAAAGACGGTACGGATTGCCAAACTCCGAGTACCTGATTCATGCCCCGTACATCCCTGAATATACCCTTGCAGATGCTTATCGATCGGAAGATTTGCGAGCTATTGCCGATGAACTGGAGACAGATACGCAGAAACTTCTGGATCTCTATGTAGAGCGAACAGGTGCTGCAGGTGAAGAGCTGGCCTCTATCATGGCGGAGGACAAATGTATAAGCGTGACCGAGGCCAAGCGCTTAGGCTTTATCAGTAAAATTAAAGTGCCGACAACGGCAAAGTATAATCAATTCAAAAAGAGTATGAGTAAAAAAGAAGTGACAGTGAAGCAAGGCTGGTTAGACCGTGTCCTTGCTAAAGCCGGCTATGCCAAAATGGAGGATGTGCCGCAGATTGTAGATATGGAATTGTCCACCGCCGATGGTGAGACCTTGACCATTGAACGCGAGGATGGTGATCCGCAGGTTGGCGATGTGGCCAGTCCCGATGGCGAGTTTGTGATGCCTGACGGAAGTACTATCGTTGTAACAGACGGTGTGATCTCTGAAATCCGCCCCGTAGAGGAAGAAGAGACGGATGATGAAAAAGATGCCCGTATTGCCCAACTCGAGCAAGAATTAGTCGAGGCACGTACTCAGGCTAAATCGGCTAACGATCTGAAAATCCTGAATGCCGTTAAGATTGCCGGAGGTGATAAATTCCTAGCTCAGCATTGCAGTAGCTATAAGGTGCAGGGGCGTACGCAGACACGCCACCATGAAGAGTTTGAGGGTAAAGGAGGAGAGACCGCTATCCAAAAGAAACTTCGGGAAGAGAAAGAAAGAAGAAAAGCTAAAAACTAAAGAACAAGGAGGAATTTTATGCCTGTATTAGATTTTTCAAAATTGACTCCCGACAACCAAGCCGTTAAGGACTTGAAAGAATTGATTGAGCTGAGCGTATTCCAGAGTGAGAATATGGAGCAGTTCATGACTTTCATGCCTAATATTACTACGGGTAAAAAGCTTGGCTTTGTCGGTGAGATGGAAGACGTCGGAATTGCCGGCGCCGGATGTGATCCCAACTATCAGAAGGTGTCTATCGCTGCAGCTCAAAAAGAATGGGAGCTGGGAGATTGGCAAATACCGTTGGAACTTTGTTATACGGAACTCGAAAACACCATTGCGCAGTATTGCTTAAAGACGGGTACTGAGATTTCAGATCTGACCTCTACGGAGTACATGGATGGTATCGTGTTGCCTAAGCTGAATGATGCCATGATGAAAATGCTTTGGCGTTTCACATGGTTTGGTGATAAATCAGCCCTGAGTGTTACCGATGGCGGTGTTGTGTCCGATGGCATCAACATTGAACTATTCAAAACCTGTGACGGCTTCTTTAAGAATCTATTTGCTATCTGTGCCGCTAATGGCGGGCAACACACTTCTATTGCTGCAAACGGTGAAGCGACTTATACCCTGCAACGCTCAAAGTTGAAAGAACTCGGCGCTGCTACATCCATCTTTGATTCAATGCTCGAGGATGCCGATAGTCGAATTTTTGATAAGCAGGATAATGCGGTGTTTGCTACTAAGTCTCTTTGTGATTCTCTTTCTAAGGACATCAAAGAGAAGTACAAAACGATCATGCCCTGGACAACCATCTTTGATGGTCTGGAAGTAGGCGAGTATGACGGCGTGAAAGTTATCAAGGTGTCGATCTGGGACAGGTTCATTCAGAAATACCAGAAGAGTGGTACCAAGGTGAATATTCCTCATCGTGCCGTGTTCTGTTCTCCCTCAAACTTATTCTATGGATGCGAAGGAAAGAACCCTATGTCTGACTTGGATATCTGGTTTGAGCGCAAAGCTCGTAAGAATTACATCTATTCAAACGGTAAGCTTGGGGCTTTGGTGGGAGAAGATAACCTGATTCAATTTGCTTATTGATAAAGACTACGAGATGGGAAAATGTGATTCATTAATTAAAGCAGGGATTGTCGCAGATTGCGACAGCCCTGTTACTAAAGGCTTAGAGGGAAACGGTGCGATCATCAACCGTAAGGATCTTGATTTCAGCGCGACCGTGTTTGATGCTGCCCGTAAGAACATCATTAAGACACTAGTCTTGAAAACCGGTAAACAGGCATACGAGGTTTATTGTCCGGGAGGCACGCCTTTCACCGGTGCGAAGACTTCTCTTGAGAAGAAAACGTATCGAAACGCTTTCACCAATGATGTCCCTTTGGTGATTCTGGACAATGGCCCTGCTGTTTGTGAGGATATTATTGAGGGATTGGCAAACGGACAGTTCGTTGTCATTCTGAGGAATAAATACCGTGCTGCCGATGGCAGTGCCGAGTATCAGGTTTACGGCTATTATCAGGGACTATCTGCCGAGACATTGGAATCAGACAAGTATTCTGAGGATACCGACGGTGGTTGGTCATGCGCCCTGAAAGAAACAGGCTCTCCTAAAGCGGGATTGTACCTTTTCAATACGGATGCCGAAACAACTGAAACAATGTTTAATACTCTTCTTTCCGGTACTAATACCGAAGGAGGAACGGGGGATTAAGGCGTATGATGACGTACAGTAAAGCATTAGAGACAGTTGAAGGGCTGAAAATGACTATTAGCAATGAATTTTCAGCCTCTGACAAAGAAGACATTGTGACTCTATATCGCGAGGTACTCAGAAAAGAGTTTGTAAAGTCCACTTGCAATGATTGTTATCGAGATGCGCTAATAGAAGTTTATACCTATTTAAAACGTGAAGGAAAAATGAAAGAAAAGAGTGATTACACCCTGAAAAACGGAGTTGTTATTCAGGTTTTTGGCACTAACAAAGTGTACACCAATGAGAATATAACGAATGAAACAGCCGAAGCGTATTTGAAAGAGTACCCGAAGGCTATCAATCAGTTTGCTCATTATCCCGATGATTGGGAGACACGTGTCTCGGGTAAAGCCCCCGAGGAAGTAACGCTTAACGAGGAGCTTGTGACGGAGCTGGCCGGTAAACTGGTCGAAGGAGCAACAAAGAAATCCCTAAAAGAGGATTACAAAGCTTATGAGATAGACGGTAAAGCTCTTACGGCTCGTGCCTTGGATGCTTATTTGAAAGCCGCTGATGAGTTGAACCAAGCAAAATAGTGATTCTATGAATGTAAAGACTGCAAAGAAGCCCGAACCCCGTATTGATATTAGTTACTTGTCTAAACTAAAGATGAGTTCATTCGGCAATGATAACCTTTACCCACAAAATCTGTCTGCCATTACAGCTTCTTCGGGTACCGGTACTCTTTGCCTGAACAGGTACGCTAAGTTCATCGAAGGTAATGGCTTCAAAGATGTGGTCTTTTCTGAGACTGTTTTAAACCGTGCAGGGGAGACGGCCGACACCATACATCATCTACTATCGCAGGATGTTGCAGGGTTCAGCGGTTTCGCTCTGCATGTTAACTACAACCTCTTCGGAGAGATTGTTGAACTACAACATGTCCCTTTTGAGAATTGCAGACTTGAGGAAGAAGATGAGAACGGATATGTGGCCCGTATTCTCGTGCACCCTGACTGGCGTGGTAGAAAAACCCGTAACGGTAAGGTCATCAAGGTGGATGATAATAGTGTTGACAGGATCGATGTTTTCAATCCGAACAAGGATGTGGTATTAGCTCAAATAGAGAAGGCGGGAGGTATTGAATACTATAGCGGCCAGATTTTGTGGGTTAGCATGGCCGGAAAGAATACCTACCCGCTCGCTCTCTATGATTCGGTCATCACGGAAATGAGTACCGATGAGGGTTTGTCCAATATCAAGAATCGTAATGCCCGTAACAATTTCCTTGTTGCCTGTATGCTCGTTGTCAAAAAGGGAAGCCCCCGAATAGATAATGACGGGAACGAGGTAGAGGTTAGCTTTATTGAAGCCGATGACTTGAAGAAATTTCAGGGAGATACGAAGAGCAACAATATTATGTTGATAGAGCTTGAGCAGGATGAAGAGGAACCAAAGTTGGTTAAGTTTCCCGTAGCCAATTATGACAAGGATTTCACCGTGACGGAAACAAGTACGGTTGAGCGTATTTATGCCGCTTTCGGGCAGGAGCTATTCTATGCCATACGCATCGGTAAGCTAGGTTTTTCTGGTCAGGTGATGTGTGATGCTTACGAGTATTATGCTGGTCAGGTGACCAATGAACAACGGTTCATAGAACGTGCCTTTGATCGAATATTCAAATGCTGGCATGAGCCAATTAACCAAAGCAAAGACTTTAGTATTCAGCCGATAAAATACATAAATAGTGATGGAGCATCTAATAAAGCCCAGTGAGGTACTCACCCTTTCACGTCCAACCTCTGCGCATGTTGAAGAGGATGATATCAACATCTTTATTGATGAATCCGAGCAGATGGATATCATCCCGGCCATTGGTGCGCAGTTGTATCTCGATCTCTTAGCGAATTCTGATGATAAGAAATACACCCTGCTTTTGGATGGCGGGTATTATGAAGGATTAAAAGGGGAAAAGAAAATATTCAAGGGCCTTAAAACCTCTCTGGCTTATTTCGTTTATGCCCGATTGGTTAAGAATGACGGCAAGATACTTGGCCAGAGCGGATTTCTTTCTCATAATGATGAATATGCCTCTAAGGTTGAGGATAAACAAAAATATGTGAGTTACAACGATACCATGAATGTAGCTAAAAAGTATCTGGCCGATGTGTTGGAGTATTTGAAATCGACAGACGCTTCCTTTGATAAGAAAGCGAGAGTGAAAAACAATGGTACTAGAATTCTTGCAATAGGTGATTGATGAGTGATACAATTGACATATTAAAGAAGCTTGCCTTACAGGTACGTAATGCTGTCGATCCGGCTGAAAATACAGCGGAAAGGGTAGGGCGTGTTCTTGTTGGCCTATTGGAGAATCTGAACTCTGTTGATTTAGAAGAATTGGCAAAAACTTTCCTTCGCAAAGATCAACCCGATACGGCAGCCGAACTAATAACATTCATAGAAGGTCTGGTTTCCAAAAAGGTTATCACTGCAGAAGATGGCCTTTTGCTAGGAAAATACGTAACTGGAATTTCAGGAGGCAAGATAGATTCCAACGGTGATGCCGAAGTACGCAATCTCATAGCACGTATCAAGGCAACGGTTGCGGTATTGGAAGTTACCGGAAATGCCAAAGCCAAGACGGTAACTGTCACGGATAAAGTCACCACTCTGAATTTGCTCGTTCAAAAGCTTACAGAGACATACGATCTGAACGTATCCAATGTAACGACTTTGTTTCAAACGATAGTGAAAGATTATGTGAGCTCCGAATCTTTTGTTCCCGGCATAACGGGCGAAGGGATGAAGTTATACAAGTCACTTTCTGGTGATTGGAATTTGGAAGTGGATAACGTTACTATCCGCAAGGCCATGACCGTTTTTGAGCTGATCATTTCAAAAGTCAGGGCGGTTAATGGCGGCTTGGTTGTCTCCCCTGCAAACGGGCGTATCAAGTCAGTGGCAGAAACGACAGGCTCACCAACATACTACGCCTTAGGGATTGAAGGAGATATGGCCTTTGTCGCTGATGATTTGGTACGCTGTCAAGTGTTTAGCAGCACAGGGGCAAAATATTACTGGGTGCCGATTGATTCGGTGAGCGGTAAAACAATCCTGATCCTTAAATCAAAGTTCCCGGACGGAGTTGCTCCGGCTGTTGGCGATGACCTCGTTCAGATGGGTAACAAAACGAACACGGCCCGACAAGGTATATTGTATCTCACCGCATCCGAAGACGGTAAACCCCGCTTCTCCGTATTGGATGGTATTAATTCTACTGATCTGACAGGTAAATCCAAAGTAATACTAGGTTGCTTGGATGGTATTACCGATTCTGATTTCCCCTCTGATGCACAGCCTCACGGTTACGGTCTTTGGGCGGGTAATGTATTCTTGAAAGGGTTATTTATCCTTCGCAATGGCAAGTCTATTGAGGATGAACTAAACGATCAGATAACAGCAGTTCAAACAGCCTTTGAGGTTCGGGAAGGACAGATTAGCATCAAGGTTACGCAAGCAACAACGGCCGCACAAACGGCAACGAGCAAAGCGGGAGAGGCGGCCACTTCTGCCGGAACAGCAAGTACTAAAGCGGGTGAAGCGGCAGGCTCGGCAACAACAGCCGGGCAAAAAGCAACTGATGCAACCAAAGCTGCTTTCGACGCAGCAACTACTTTGCAAGCTGTAACTCAGAAGGAGACAAGCATAAACCAGACGGCCGATGCAATTGAACTTAAAGCCACTCGTGCAGAAAGTGCTGCTGGACGTGCAGAGTCCGCCGAAGCTTCAATCAATATAAAAGCTGACGGAATAATTTTGCAGGCAAGCAATAAAGCGGCGCAAACGGCTGTGGATGGGGTGCAAATTGGTGGACGAAACTTATTTAGAAATTCAAAAGCAGTAGTTAATAATGCAGTGCCATATATCATAAGTAATGGAGCAGCATTGACTGTTGATACAACAAATACATACTTAGGAGAATCAACTTTAAAGGTTGAAGGAGCTTCTGGCTTTTGTTGGACTTATAATCCAATATTAGAACCTAATATTGAATATACATTAAGCATGATGGTGAAAGGTAACAATGCATTAGCTGGTAACCTCGAGACTCCACTGCATATTCAAATACCAGTAGGCACTCATACTTATGAAAATATATATGGGGGTGATCCTAATATATCTACTAGTTGGAAAACCATAACTAAGATATTCAAAAATACATCTACAGTTAATCAATCATTGCGTGTATATCTATATAGTATAGGTAGTGTTATTGTTAATGTGGCATGGGTTAAGCTTGAGAAAGGTAACAAAGCTACCGATTGGACGCCCGCCCCTGAAGATGTGGATGCGAACATTTCCAAAGTACAAACGCAAGTCACCAGTGCCGTATCCCGTCTAACAATCGCCGAGACAAGTATAAGTACACTCGTATCTCAGACAACCACAATTGGTAATACGGTTAGTTCCCATTCAACGAGTATCAGTCAACTGAATAATCAGATTGCATTAAAAGCCGACTCAACGACAGTTACGGGCATTAATACCAGATTAACATCTGCCGAAGCGAAGATCACTTCCGATGCTATCAATTTGACGGTTAAAAGTCAGATTAAAACGGCTGTTAATGATGTGCAGGTTGGTGGAAGAAATTTATTGCTAAATAGCGCTATAGAAAGATCTGGTTCCAGAGAATATGTTTCAATAGAAATCACAGATATAGCAATTGCTAATTTGGGTAAGCAAGTTATCTTCTCTTTTGATCTTTGCGCTGAAGGGCTTGAGGGTAATATTAACTTTTATAGCTTAGGGGGATACGCAATAAATATAAATAATAATTTCTCTGCAAGTAAAGAATGGAAAAGATTTTATTCTACTGTAGGATCATTTAGTTATCACCCCTCTGACCCTAATGGAGATCGATGTATGTTGTCTTGGTATGGCACTTATGGAACAGGAGTTAAACCTCATATTCGCAACGTTAAAGTCGAATTAGGCAACAAAGCAACCGACTGGACACCCGCTCCCGAAGATGTTACGGCCGATGCACAAGTAAAGGCAACAGCGGCTTTAGCTACCGCAAAGGACTATGCAAATACAAACTTTACAACAAAATCTACTTATAATGCAGGAATAGAAGTTTTAAGTAATCAGATCAGCAGTAAAGTTTCACAAACCGATTTCAACGGAAGTACAATAGCTTCATTAATAAATCAGAGTGCAGGCGCTATAAAAATTCAGGCGGTTAATATAGATCTTGCCGGGAAAGTGACGTTCAGCTCATTAGATAGTAGTACGCAGAGTACAATTAATGGTAAGGCGACTACGGGGTATGTAGACAGTGCAAAGTCTTCTGCAATCAGTACAGCCGCTTCGGATGCAACCACAAAGGCTAATACGGCTCTGACAAATGCGAAAGCGTACAGTGATACGCTTAAGAACTCGTTAGGCGGCTTGGCTTATTTGAGTGCTGTTTCATTGGCCAAGCTTGACAGTACAATCGTTGAGGGCGGTTATATCAAAACATCTCTGATTGATGCCAATGCGATAATAACCACGTCGCTTTTAGCCACTAAGATAGCTGCTACGGATATAACAACAGGCAGATTGACCGTTACGGATGGAGCTAAGATAGGCCCCTTTATTGTAAGTTCGGGAAGAGCTAGTTTAACAGCTACATCCGGCTCAGATTCAATGCTACTAAGTTCGAATCTGATTCGCTTTATTGGTAGCAATTCGAATGTTTTCATTGGTGGCGATACATTCCCCAGCACAATGGGCGGAGCACTATTATGTCCGCAACGCACTGTAGTAACACGAAGCATTACTGGTTTTGGTTATGGAAATGTAGGTCATTATTTAAGTGTGGAAGGTGCTTCGTCTTATGATGATACGAATGCTCAATATACGGGCAATCATGCATTGTATATTGAAAAGGGGGATATATGCGGCTTTAGGCTTCGCATACGTACCGTCTCATCATCTCAGACATTATCGGTAATGGATAGCATTATTATATCCGTATCAGATAGTGAAATATCTCTAACTCTTCCGGCATCTCCTGAAAAAGGTCAAATGTATTTTATAAGAAAAAACGGAGGCGGCAGAATATGGGTAAATGGCAGTTATATAGTCAATGATGGAGACTGGTATCGTGAAAGGTCTACAAGCGTACAACTAAATAGGGGCTGTTTTGCAATATTCATGTATAATGGCACTTATTGGACATACAATACTTTTAATGGTTAATACTAAATAGAATGACAAAGATTGATTTTAGAAAGATTGAAGTAAAGAATATTGAGGGAAAGAAAAGTACCGTCGATATAAGTAAAGAATTAGGTAATCAAATCTACCAAAAGACATCCGATTTGGGAGAGTTGGAATTAGCTCGAACTATTTATAAAGATGGTGAAATAGAAGTCGATGCGGGGCATGCAGCTATCCTTAACAGATACATCCGTGAGGGCTTTCTTGCTTTCGTGCAGGAATCGGTTTGCCCGATACTAGATGAAATTATTAATCCTAAAAAATAAAGATCATGTTTACAGAAGAATCAAGAACAACAACCGTGGTAGGTTCAGCCGAAAGCGGAGATTACAAGTACAAGGTTGATTATAACCTCAATGGGAATAACCTCGTGAATTTGCATTGTAACGTGTACAAGAAAGTCAGCGAAGAAGTAACGACCTCTACAGACAAACAGACAGTGGAAAGAGAAGAGTATGCAGGTCTCATGTTTCAGGAGAATGGCAACAAGCAGTTCTCTTTCCCGCAGGATACGGATATGACACCTCATATCACTGTGTTTGAAAGTGTACTTACAGAAGTGAAAGCGGGATTGACAAGTGAAAATGTGACTGCTGAGTAGAAGCGGTGGTAATTTGTTGCAAATGTGTGCCGCCCTGGTCTTTAATTTGGCCGGGGCGGTTTTTTACCAATTTTAGCACAAAATTATATGCTTAAAAATACAATTATTAGGGGAAAACTACATCTAAAACGGATTAAAGTAGATAGTCCATAGACAGAGTAATTGCTTTATTGGAGTGATAATTAATAATCTAATTCTGATTGCGATCCTGAATATCGATCATCAACTACGTCATTTATTAAATGATTATCTTGATGTATGCTAAGCTTCTCTAGTGGTTTTAAAACTAATGACTCTACTATATTTTTAATATCTTCTTTAGGATATCCTATTGATTCAAGTATTTCGATCTTATCACTGATAACTGATAGTCTGAGCTTTTCTAATTCAAGATCATTGCGTATTTCTTCTTGTCGCATTCGATATTGTCTATCCTTTTTCCGTTCATGATGGTCCTTAAGAAATTCTCTAATTTGTTGTATTGGGTTAAGACTTCCAATAAACTCCCAAAGGCCAGGAGATTGTATGCGTATTTTGCTTAATATAAGTTTGTCTTCTTCTTTAATATTATAGTCGAATATTTCCAATGGTAAACTTCTGTTGTTGCCATAGGATGATAATATACTATCTATCTCTCTCTCAAAACATAAAATTCCGTTATATGCCTTCTCTATATCATTTAGAAATGATATAATTTCTTCTACCGATCCTAACCTGTTGGCCTTTATCGTTAAAATATTTTTGTCATCAGAATGATTTGTGAAGTTTGTAGTTTTCATCGTTTTTATTTATAAAATTTCTGAATTACATTACATTGGCAAAAATATACATTGTTTTGATATGTTATTCTTTTATTTTAAAAAAAAACATTTATTTTTGTTGGTTGTAAAATTCTAAATATAATCAATTATGAATGAATCGGATATTTTTGTAGGCTGCCTATATTCTTGTGGGCAATTTTATGTGAAGGTCAGTGCAAAGAGAATAGGTGCTGTTATAGGTTTAATTTCGAGTAATGTAACTGTAAACTTAAGTGATGAATATATAACATGGAGTGATTCTAATGAAATTCCATTTAATGTATTATCTCCAATACCGGTGGGACAGTTAACTTTTCTTTGGAATCAAAGAAGTGATGGAGCAATCTTCTTGGGCAATGAGTTAGAAGCTCCTGAACCATCTGTGACGAGTTATGATCTAGGACATAATATTTTTATTTCGGAGAGAGCAGGGCATTGGGTAATAGAGGGACGAGAAACGCCATTTCGATATATCCACGAGCTTCAAAAGATATATTTTGAAATCACTCATAATGAATTGCCTACTTTTATTTTTACTCCTTATATCTCTGATTTGAATTTGTAAAGTATAGACTGGAATTTATGTTTTTGTTTCACAATGAATCTAAGATGCTGTTTGGTATATACTTGATAGTATTGTTGTTAAATCAAAATAATGAATAAGGCAGCCGAATAAGCTGCCTTATTCATTATTTTGATTTTATAATTCTAGGGTATACTCTGACGATTTTAGGCCTTCTGCCACCAGCGGTGTTGCTTTTTGCCTTTTCTTTCAATTCGTTATTCACAACTAGATTCAGAGTAACTTTATGCGTCTCTTGCATATTGTATTCTTTCTCTGCACCTGCTGTAATTATTTTAAAGTCCAATCCTCCTTTTTTACTAGAAGATTCTGTAGCAACGAAGTTAACTTCAATCGTTAAATCGTTTACGACAAATAAAGGTTCTTTTCCTTCACTTTCTCTAATCTCTTGAGATCGTATAAGTTCATCATGTACTTTTCTTATCAATTCAGCGATAAATAGTTTATCAGCTAGATTATTTTCTTTCTCTTCCATGACAATAGCATTAAGTGGTTATCAATAACAAATTTTACAGGCTCTTCGTCCCATCTCTTTAGCATCCGCAAGGCTTATAGCTTTAATTTCTCCGCTACAGCGATTCAATCCTCTGCACTTATTGCTTAAATGATAAACGGTAGCTTTAGGTCCGGTACAAATATAGACGGAAGATGCTTCTTCTACTCCTGTAGTCATACTGAGTAATGGTAAGCAGAAGACCATTAATAATAATAGTTTTTTCATAGAGATTTGATTTATAGGATTATATCAGCAAAAATATACATTGTTTTGAAATTTTGTTCTTTTTTGATCCCGTTTTTTCAGATGACTCATTGTTTATTTCTTACTCGCATGTCTTGCGACCGCTTTCCATCTTCTTAACTCCTCTCTTCTTCTCTGATATAGGTAAGTTTGTCTATCAAATTATATTTTAAACTAAAAAAGTAATGGAAGAGAGTAATGTAATTAAAGGCACATCGGTTATCATCTTCGGAGGTGAGATGTTAAGCCTGTTTTGGGATTTGAGATGGATGATCATGTTAGCGGTTATCTTGGTGGCCGTAGATTTTAGATTCGGAGTTAAAGCGGCACAAGCAAGGGGAGAGAAGATTCGTAACAGTAAAGCCGGACGTAGAACAGCAAACAAGCTGATCGACTATATCTGTTACCTTGTCCTTGGTGGGTTGATCGGGAAAGCTATCGGTGAACCTCTGGGAATTAACCCTACGCTTGTAGCTGCTGTTTGTATGGGCGTTGCATGCCTGTTTGAAGTGGATAGCATTCTTCAAAACATCTGTGAGTATAAAGGTGTGAAGTATTCCTTTAGCTTATGGAAAGTAATTATTGCCTTGGTAAAGTCTAAGCGGAAAGATATCGGTGATGCTATTGAAGAAGGAGTTGGAAAGGAGGAAACGAAATGAAAGCAAAACAATGTAGTACAGGTGTTTTAATACCAGAGGTATCTGCTCAAATACTTGAAAGTTTTGTGCAAGAAATAGATGGAGCAAAGTATGTATCACTTGCTGATGCTGAGTGTGCAATTACGGCAGCTTTAGAGGAAGTTAGAAGATCTTTAATGTTGGAGGAAACGAAATGATTAAGCTGTTATTAAAACGTGTAGCCCGGAAGTCTGGTTACACTATCGGAAAGTTGTTTATGGATGGCAAGTATTTTTGTGATACATTGGAAGATACTGATCGATTGGATGAAGATATGAGCCTAGATGAGATTAAAAAGTTGAAACAACCGGGACAAACAGCCATCCCGGAAGGCACGTATAAAGTAATTGTGAACGTCTCTCCTAAATTCAAGCGGTTGTTGCCTCGTTTGCAGAATGTACCGGGATTTGAAGGTGTACTTATTCATCGTGGTAACACGGCCAAAGACACTGCCGGCTGTATTCTTGTGGGTCAGAACAAGAAAGTCGGTATGGTACTGAATTCTACCTATTACGAAGAGAGGCTTGTCGAGCTGCTCAAACATGATAATAACATTTCAATTGAGATTGTATGAGAAACTCTATAAAGAAACTACAGTGTGTTAGTGTGATGTTTGGCATCATACTAACGCTTGTTACTCTGTGTTCCTGCAGAACAGCAAAGCAAATATCTAGCAACGTTGAAACCAAGTATGACTCGATTGTGGTTGAGAAGTTGGTTCCTTATGCTTTGCCGGAAGATAGTGCAAAAATCAGGGCTTTGCTTGAGTGTGATAAGAATGGTAAAGTCGTGCTCAAATGGTTTGATGAAGAACACTCTAAACGAATGAGCTTGCAGTTCTCGTTAGATAGCTTGGGTAATTTGCTGGCTACTGCCAAAACGGAACCTGATACTGTGTACTTGCCTCAGACAACTATCAATGTTGGGAAGAAAAGTGTTTCTCAATCTGTTGTTACGGTACCTGTGGAAAAGAAGTTGAATTGGTGGCAGACTACACTGATTTGGACGGGTGCTATTACTTGGTTGGCGGCTATTATTGCTTTGTTGTACTGGAGTAATAAGAAAACGAACTGGATGAGTTTATTGTGGAAATTGATTAAGAAGTGAGGATGATTTTCCTCACTTCTTAATTTATCCCGCTTCATCATCTTCTTATGCCTGTAGAAAATATTCCTCATTCCATTTTACCCTGTCTTTTGGTGGGGCTTTTTGTAATTTCATTGTTATAATATTTGCATCTTAACTACTTATTTTAACTGGATATCTTATTTATTGTTGCAATATTAATTCCTTATTCAACCCTGTATTTTATTAGCGGAAAATTATATCTATATTTGAGCCGATGATTGTTAGTATTATTTTATTAAAAGCAAAATCATGAAAGAACTTGACGTTAATGACAATGCCAATCAAATAGCATCAGGTGCTATTGCTGGTAGTGCTGTTACAATTGTTGGCAGTTCGACAATTGGAGGTACAGCAATTGGAGGTACTGTTAGTACTGGTTTAACATCTTTGGCGAATGCTGCGGCAATGCCTGCAGCAGTAAAATGTGGTTTTGTGGGAGCTATTAAGATAGCATCTCTGTTTAATCCGGTTACGGCAGCATGCGTAATAGGAGGAGGTGCAGCCTTATATCTCCTAAACAAAATCAAGTAATTAGCATTTATCAAGTTTTAAATGCGAGGAGGATATTCCTCCTCGTTTCAAATCACAATATTTTTCTTGCTATCTTCAATAAATCAGTTTCGCTTATTCGATATGCTTTTTCTTTATATAATATTCTACCAAAATTATATGCTGGGATCTACAATATTCTGCCGAATTTATATAATCACAAAAGATACTCCTTCACAGCATTAACTCCTTGTATAACCGATTGTACAACAATATACTTACTCTGGCACGCTTCTGCTTGCTTGCCGTTGAAACTCTTTCTGCTCATCAGACTGTCGCCCTGTGGAAGTTTTAAATTCCAAGTAGAGTGAAGCATAACCTAAATTGATTGAAATGTCTTACTTGATCTGTAAATAAGCTCGTATGACTAACTCATAAAAAGAGGATTCCTACATAATAAATGAGAATCCTCTTAAAAAAAACTATTCAATATCCATTAGCTTTTTAATGATATTGTAAGGCATCTTGTTGCACATATCAAGCATTGCACTTGCTGTTTCAAGTTCGGACATCTTTACGTAAGACCTTCCTCTTTGTTTATTTCTTGACGGATAGAACTTTATCCATGATTTATCGCGCCACTCTTTAATGAGATGCTTACCGTAAATCTTTTCCGCTTGAGCTATAGATACAACTTCCGGGAGAAGTCCAAGTGCTTTCAATGTCTGAATGGTTCCAATCTTAATACTCCTTGCAATAATTATCTCTAGAAATCTTTCTTCCATGACTTTTAAATTCAAATTGTTTCATTCTGCTTTTGATGGTATGTTGAGCTGGATTTTACTACTGAAACATATTGATTTTGTTATATCATGCTTTAAACCATTTATTACACCTCCTTAGTTCTGTATTACTTGCCACAAATATACATATAGATTAATCTTCTTGTAATTCAAGAATCTCACTTTCTTCCTTTGTGAATACATTTACCGAAATATGGGACATAGATGATTATCTGTCGAGTGGTGTGCAACTTTACTCTTGGAAGATGAATATTTCACTTTCAACATACAATGCTATTCTCACCTATACCTATCTTTACTTGTATGATTTTAGCATTTTATTTTAAAAATATTGATCTTGCAGTTTCGATATAATATAATTTACTATATATTTACGCTCTCGTTGAACTTTATGAAAAACTACTATGGAATACACTCAAGAATTTAAAGACTTCGTAAATGCCTGCATGTGTCCTGATGGGCAAAATCTCTATGTCGGAATCGGCAATCCTAATGCAAAGATTTTATTTATAGGTAAAGAAGCTGCTATGCGTGAGGCAGATGATGATTACAAGAATAATGCTAAATGCTGGGGGAAACATATCTATAAAGGTACTTGCGAAGACTTAGATTATCTAGTTGATGAAAAACACCTTCTTCGTAAAGGATGGGGGAGAAATACATGGAGCAAATATCAAAAAATGAAGGACTGCATCGTTAAAAACAAGGAGGTTAAACCGTTCTATGTTGATTTCTTAAAAGACGTTTTTACTACTGAGATGAATGACTCGCCTAGTAAAAATGCTTCCAATGCAGATAAAAGTGGTCTAAATGCTCGGAAAAAGTTATTTAAAGATTCGGCGTTTATACAGAATTTTCCTGTCGTAGTTTTGGCTTGCTCAGGCTATCTAAAGAATGATGAGAATATACGTGAAATTGATGACATATTTGGTGTGACTTATGACGGTGATGAAAAGGGCAAGAAGGTTTATACCTCTGCCAATTGGTTTTATACACATCATAGTAAAGATGGTCGTAGATTAGTTATTCATACTAGACAATTGAGTGCCAATGTATTGAATGATATGCTCGAAGAAATGGGAGGAGTTATAAGGAAACATTTGAAGTGGGACAAAATATAGCTTAAGTGTCTGATTTTGTTTGGTTAATACAAACCGTAATATTTCTTTTTTCATTTTGTAAAGCTGAATATTTTATATATAAATTGTTTAACCGTGGCGAGAGTCATACAAAAATTAAATTTTATGGAAAACTTTAAAGTTGGAGATGTCGTTTGTTTGAATTCCGCAACTAATATTAAACTTACTGTTACTTCTATTGAAGGAGATTATCTTTGTGTATCGTATTACAGCGCTGAAAGACAAAAATTTGAATGTGAAAAATTTCCTATTGATGCTGTTTCGATTTATCAAAATAAGAACCGTGGCGTACATCTGCTATAATAGTATATGTTATATTCATAAATATAATGTAATATTCTGTTAGTACTCGCTTGAACTTCGCATTGCAAAGTTTTTGAAGGCCATATCCAAGGTTTACAGATATTCTTTAGGGATTTTCTTTATTCTTTAATGCTATTATCAAAAACGCCAAAAATATTCGGAGGCTGTTAGGAGATCATCAAATAGCTGTAGTTGCTTGCGATAGATGGATTGTGTCACGTCTTATTCTTAATAATTCATTGCTCTGCAATTGGCCTGCGATAGAAAACCTACCTCGTGATTCACGAGGTAAAAGAAAAATTATAACAGATATATTTGAATAAGCTGTTCGCATACAGATTTGTTATACCCTATTATAGAAAATAAGACTATGAGTAAAAATGGAATCGTTGAAATAATTTATGTTGATGAAAAAAGATTTGATAAATATTTCCAATAATTTTCATCTCCAGATAAAAAGGAAAAAACACTTTTAGGAAAAATAAAGTTTGGATTGCTTGATGCTGGAATGGAATTTAATCAGACACAGAACATAAGAAATTTCACCACTTTTGAAAAGTTAAAATTGTTTGAAAATTATTTAGATAAACATGGACAACTAAGTTATGGAAGACCTGATGATAATGAAAGATGGCGTAATGATAAAGTATTCGTTAAAGAAAGTGTGATTGCTCAAAAGATATATCTAGCAACAAATGAGAATAATTTAGGTGTAGGGATAAATATATGGGTAGTAGAAAAAAAATTAAAATCAAGGACATTATAATAGATTGAATGGACATCTTTTCTTGATTGAGGATTTTAAAGGAGAAGATAAAAAACCAACTACAATTAGTGGTTATTCAATTTTAAGATTGCTATTTGGAGAATATTACGAAGAATTAAACAGGACAATATTAGGTGGTGATAATTTTGAATATATTGAAAGCTCGTATTTTTCAAAGGAGCCATTAAATGTATTAAAAAAAATAGGTGCTAAATTCTTCGACAAGAGGAATATTACAACTGTTTATCGTTTAAGAGGTTCGTGTAATGATATTCCTAATGAAGGCTCTGTTTCGACTTTTGGATACCCGATTTATATAATTGAAAATGAAGAAATAACAGGGCATAACATGCGGTGAAAACTAAAAAACAAGATGAGATGAATTTAAATTTATACTATGACAAAGTCGGACGATTGGAAAAAGAAATCTCCGACCTGCAAAAAAGGATTGCTGATGAGACTAAAAAAGAGTTGGATAAACAAAAGCAAATTGATTCAAATAATCGCTCTGCTGCGAGTTCAACATCATTATCTACGTTAAAAAGCAAACAGCACCAAAATCAGGGTTATCAGGGTGATATTATAAGAATCCAATCTAATAAAGCAGACTTACATAAAAAGGTTGCAGATAAAACGCGAGAACTGGCAAAAGTGAAGCAAGATTTGCAAAAAGAGGAAATAAAAGAAAAAGACAAACTAAAAAGAGAACAAGAAATATTTAGGAAACAGCAAGAGGACTTTCAAAGAAACCAACTTAGATTTCAGCAAGAACAAGAACGCCTTCAGCAAAAACTTCAATCAGACATTTCAAGTCAGAAAGAAATTCTTAATGTTCTTGTCCATCAAATACACAGTACTAATGCAGATCGTGAGGTCATAGAGCAAAAGGAATATGACTTTTTTATTTCTCATGCAACTGAGGATAAGGAAAGTTTTGTTCGACCTTTAGCAGAGCTATTGACAAACAATGGATACAAAATTTGGTATGATGAATTTCAAATGAAAATTGGTGATAGTTTAAGAAAGAAAATTGATGAGGGACTTAAGTTTTCAAAGTACGGAATAGCGGTTTTATCAAGAGACTTCTTTAGAAAGAATTGGACCGAATATGAATTGAACGGTTTAGTTGCAAGAGAGATGAATGGAATTAAGGTTATTCTTCCTATCTGGCATAATGTGACAAGGGATGAAGTATTGTCTTTTAGTCCGACATTGGCGGATAAGGTTGCTTTGAATACGGCAATTTATAGTTTACAAGAAATTGCAAATGAACTGGGAAAACTCATTGAAAAATAA